GAAACATCGAGTTACCTTCAAGCGTCGACCGAGTTACTTTGCTCGGGTAGACGCTACGAGAGTGAAAACGCAGGGTTCCATGACACTCTCACCACCAGGGGCATCCTTATGGGTGATCCTGGTGCGAAGTTGGTCCTCACTATGCACAACCTTTGTGCAGAGTGGGAGGCCTTTCTTCGTCGCCAATATGATATGTTGGCGGTGGCAGACGGCGAGTTTCTCGCACGTCTGTCACGTTCGCGTGGGGGCGCCGCATTGAAATGGCGGCACTTCGCGTGCTCGGGCGATGACCACACTGGTCAAGGTCCGAGAGATTACCTTCAACGTATTACGTTGAACCATGAATTAAACGGAATGTCCGTGTCATGGCCACAGAACTTTTTAAGTTCGAGAGGTAGTTTCTACTGTGAGGAAATGTTCCTCACGGTAGGTCTCCTTGATAAGGAAATTTGGGGAGAGGGCACCCCACTCCACAAACGTCCTTATCTCAGACAACCTCACATAGATGCTATGAAGGTCAGACTTCTTTCTCCTTGCGCTAAAGAGCACGAGGGGAAAGATGAGCCAAACCCTGCCATTGGCAAGGCTCGCCAGATGCAAGGCATGCTGGCTTGGCTCGGAGGTGGTTTTGAGGCCATGGTTCCCATGGTCTCAGCCCGGTTTGAGTACCGAACGGAAGCTTTTCTTCCACCAAACCTCGCGGTTCGATATCTCCCTGTCAAACTAGGGGGAATCGGTAGTCCGGCCTTTCATCGCTCCGAAGCGGAGCTGAAAGACATCTTTGAGAGGCAACTCTCAAAAATTCACTCGCAGTCGATCCAAGATGTACTTGGATCCACTGCTCCCTTGTTAGTGAGACGATGTTTGGCGAATTTCGCCACAAACGCTCGCGCAAGGGGTGTATCTACTGACTTGGTCCAAGACCAGGTCAAAGAGATACTGTCCAATGCCGAGTTAACTCTCGGCTTGGACGATGCGGGTCTGCAGTTATTAACTCAGACCAATGACGCTGATTGGGAGAATCTCCGATTCAGCGACAAAGTGACGCTAGCCAAACGTGCTGGCTTCATTACGGTTGACGACGCTATAAACGTTGTCGACCGACCCTACCTATTCAGGAACATGCTAGCTCCTGAAATATCCCGCCGGCATGGCGAGGATCCATATAAAAGTAGCGCGTATGACACGCTACCATGGAAGGTAAGGGAGCGTAGACTGGAGGAAAACCTCATCCAGTGCTACGGCGAACATCTGTCAGTTACTACAGAGTTCGCGCCCACAGCTCAGAAGCTGAGTTTGTGGGCGGCCGGGAAAGTAAAATTTCTCGACCTACCGGCACAAGTTTATTTTGTGCCGGAGGGCGTAGTAGTGTCAGAAACACTCTGTACGCTACGTGTACCATTGTAAATGGTACCACAACGTCCGCGGTCCTGGTTTCATCCATTGAAGCCGGAGCCACTGGTCCAGGTGCA